ACCCAGTTCTTAGCTGGATTACAAGTCATTAACATTTTAGGTATCAATTCATTTTCATCTAGCTTATATCTTAATCTACTAGCTACTACGTTTTTTGCTTTTTCTGTTATCTGGTTTGCTTCATCTATAAAAGCTCCAGTTATTTCTAATGATCCTAAACTATCAAAGTTTCTGTCTGATGGATATAGAAACAAGTCTTTAAGTATTATTTCTGATCCATTGAAAAAAGTAATAATATTTGTAGAACCATTAAAGTTATAATGTTTACTTGCTTTAACACCCCAAGCGTTACACACTTCAAAAAATGTATTTAGTGTGGTCTTTTTTAGTGCATCTAATTTAGACCTACCCATTAAGTATCTAGTCTTAGGGTATTGAATACACATTAGTATTAGATAGCTTACGCCTACCCATGACTTACCACCTCCAGCACCACCTCCAAATAATACTTCTTTTGTCTTATTATCAAATAAGTATTTAAGACATTCTTTTTGTGTCTTTGTGAATTGTGGGTTAATCTCCAAGGTTGATATTTATTTTTATAGGCTCATCACCACTTGTAATATCTAAGCTATCACCATAGCCACGCTTCTTACCTCTTGTCTTTAAATAGAATATAGTAGCTGGTGTACTACCTTTTTCTATTTGTTCTTTTAAGTGTGTTTCTGCAAAGTCTATAAACATACCATCTATTTCTTGTACTTTCTTACGATAGTCTTCATCTTCTTTATACCACTTATAATGCTGTGTTCTACTTAGTCCAGTTTTTTCACAGGCTTCTGTTACTATACCTAATGATTTGTGTAGTGCTTTTAATAGTAGTTCTTTATTGTCTTGTGTTCGTTCTGTTCGCTTGTCCATAGTATATAATAGAAAAAATCAACTTTTATTTATCCACTTCCTTGCTATGCTGTTTTCAAATCTTCTGTCTAGTTCTTTAGTAAGTATTTTTCTTAACTTAACTTCACCTACATTAAATTTCTTTTGCATATACTTAGAACCGTTAGCATGAGGATTATTAAAGTAATATTCTATAACATCCTTACTTAGTTTTTCCATTTGTTTTGGTGTTCTTTTTGTTTTTGTCATAATGTTAATTTAAAAGGGGGGAGGGTAACCTATACAAAGTATAACTGCTCTGTTAATAATTATATTGGTTTTAACCCCCCTGTTCGTTAGGTGCTGGTAGATGCAATCCTAAGTCTACTGATGCCCATGCTCTTATCTCTTCACAAAATTGATTAAATTCTTGTTTGTCTAGTTCTTTAGTTGTTTTTATAATAAATCGTTCTTTTAATACTTCGTGCATCTCAAACTTATGGTAGCCAGTATAATCAGCTATAGGTTGTACAAGGCACTTCCAGTAATACTTATTTTGTCTTTCGCTTCTAATCAAATGGTTCATTTACTCCTCTTTCTCCTATTAGTTTTTCTTTTGCACCATCCCACAGCATATCTCTTTTTTTGCTTAGTGTTGGTTCTGTTCTTATTAGTTTGGGCATACCTTCTTCTGGTTCGCTATCCATATACTTACCACAACTACATAGTGCTTCTTTTGCTACCCATTTACCTTCCTTATGCACTATAGTTACTTTGCCCAAGTGCTTTTCTTCTTTACCACATTCGCATTTATATAGTGCCATTGCTCAACCTATCTAATTCAAACTTTAATACATTAATAGCTTTTTGTATGTCTTGCTTTGCTGTATTGTCTTGTTTTTTTCCAGACCTTAATATATACTGTACTGCTTGTGATGTCCAAGCACCTAATTCAAAATCATCTACTATATCTTTTACAGTATATCCATGCACCTTACCTATATAGTATTTAGGCTGTGGTTCTTTCTTGTAATTATTTTCCATTTCTTTTTGGTATTGTAGTTCTTTCGTAATGCCTATCACTATGTAATGCGCCTATCCTGGTTTCAAACTTTTTCATATTTTCTTTTAATTTTCTTTTGTTTCTTTCTTCTTCCCTGTAGTCTAAATACGATACAACAAAACTACCAGCCAACATAAAACCAACTATAATTCCGAATGCTATCCACATATTATTTGTATTTTTTATATAATTTTTTTATACCATCAAAACAAGAAGATAGACATGATCCACAATTAGTACCTGTGCTATAGTTAGTCATATATATAGTGTTATATAGTTCTATCATTTTTGCTTTTACTTCATTATTCTTAGCTCTACCAGTTTTTATATCATCCCAAATATTTAATATTTCATCTATTATTTCTTTTGGTAAATCTTCTGGTGTTTCTATTTCTGTTGTTTTTTGCCAGTATTTTTCTGGACACTCCATTGGAGCGATTCTTGCCTTCAAAGACATAAAACACAAACACCGTTTGCATTGTCCTGTTAATTTAAAATAATATTTACAGTCTTTACATATTGCTAATCTATCTTCATATACTTCTTGACTTGTAAAAAACCTATTCATCTAATACTTCTTTTAATTTTGTTCTTACGTTGTCTATAGTTATAAAAAGACTATTTCTACTTATCTTTGTTTT